TTGTGTGAGCTTTATTGATCTCTCTTGCTTTAGCAATACACTTTACAACATTGTGTGGGTGATTCGCTAAAAAATTTTTAGTAAAACTTGGCGCTTGTGTTTTAACCGTACGATCATAAGGCAATCCTAATTTATCAAATACTTTTGCAATGGATCGAGCGGCCCAAATCTGTACATCGATTCCCGTATTTACTAACACCTCACCTAACATTTTTTTCTCTTGTTCTATTAATGTTTTCTTTTCGATCGCAGCTTGTTCTTGATTTACACGTACACCGAGAAACCTCATATCCACAAGACAGGGAAGTAATTCCATTTCCATTTCGAATACGGATTGAATATCTTGATTTAAAATTTCTTTTTTTAACACCTGCCACAACTCTAGTGTGAGTTGGGCGTCGCGTTCTGCGTAAGATCCAACATACATTGCTGGAAGTTTATACATTTCAGCTTTAGGGTCGACTCCCCAATTTTTAGCCGCTTCATATAAAGCTGCTTCGTCTTTTCCTCTTCCAATGTAATCACGACAGACACCATTCAGATCATAACGTAAACGATTTTCGTTCACTACGCCTGCTGCAATCATGGTGTCAATAATTCTTCCTTTAATAGTTAAGCCTAGCGCTCGTAGCCAGGACACATCATACATGGCATTATGAAATAGTTTATCTGCTGGGGTGTTTAAAACATCCTGTAACCATTTTAAAACCATCTTACGGTCCAGGTTACCGCCTCCTTCATGAGCAATAGGATAGTAGGCACAGAAATCTTCTGTAGCTACTGAGATTCCAACTACTTCACCCACTCCTATAACAGAGCCAGAACCCATTCGTATATTTAAATTGGGGTCTTTGGTTTCTAAATCAATTGCAATTTCACAATATTGTTTAAGGTCTGGAAATTCTTCTGGTGGAAGCCATTCCGTTTGAGGTTTGAATAAAGGCATTTGCATTACGAATAATCCCTTTCAATAATCATATCAATGTAGTGTTTTGCTTTTTCCAAATCTTGTGCTTCTCCTTTAGATGCGTGCCTACAAATATATTTAATAGCGTTTCCTTCTGCAAATAATAATTTGTTATCATTAATAAATTTACTGGGTTGAATCTTCATATTTTTATAGTGAGATCCTCCAACTTGTTTTTTATAGGGGTTCATATTTTTTGTTTCCTCCTAAAATAACAACGCCATAACCAGGATCGTGTCATGGAAACAACGGTAAAAATTAAAGCGATTCCTAGGCTATCCAGAATGGTAGGATGGAGCCCAAAGAGCGGAAAAATTAGCAGCTGTATAATAATTGCCAGGATGAATCCTGAGCCGACATCGATAATACTTTCTAATAAATTATTCCACTTCATATTCTAAATGATTTATATATATCTTTCGGTCTTATAATGTGTAAATGGTCCTTGGTTCGTGTTGCACCAACATAGAACAAACGGTTCTCGTCGTCAGGAAAACGATCCATATTTTTTTGAGTCCTTCTACTTAGATCGGTAAGAAGAACTACGTTTGAAGATTCCCCACCCTTGACACCATGAATCGTTGATAATAAAATGCGCGGATCTTTATTAAGTTGTTCACCATTGGCTATCATTTTTTTGATGTAGGTAACGTTTCGTTGTGGAGCAGAATCAAAAGCTTCATACCAAACAGCACGAGTTTTTAATCCGTGATTGTTGTAGATTTCTGTCACGTTGTACGGTTTATCTTTATTGAGATATTGAAGACTGGTTTTTTCATAGTGATTAGGGGACATATAAGACGTTACTCTTTTGATTTGATCATAATTTAAATCACCGTGTTCACGCCATCTTTCCCAATCAACGATAGCTTCACGCAAATCTTTTTCATAATCTTTCTTGAATTTATTTTTGTAATAAAGCCCTTTAGAATATAAAACATTTTCTAATTTAGCTAACATGTGACGAGTTCTGGCCAACACATACCATTCCCCGCTACTCATATCTATGTCTTGAAAGCTATGGTAATAAGACAGCAACCCACTTTTATTTTTAGGCTTCCATTCTTTATAATGCCTTTTAGAAATTCTTTTAACAATCTTCATAGCTACATCATGCACAATTCTAGGTACTCTATGTGATTCTGTTAATTTTAAAAATTTTCCTGTTTGAGCAATAAAACTGTTAACATCCGCTCCTGCCCATCTAAAAATAGCCTGATCATCATCACCTGCAATATAAGAATCTTCTGTTTTATTCCAAATGGATTTAGCCATGTTCCATTGCATTAGAGATAAGTCTTGAGCCTCATCAATAAAGACAACATCAAATTCAGGCGAGGCATCTGATTTTATAAAATCTAAAATCATGTCATTGAAATCAATAAGTCCATGAGCTTTTTTATAACGCTCTAATTCACTACTTAAATCTTTTAATTTCTGAACGGAAACGTCTTGGGTGTGTTCTTTTAAATTATATTGTTGTTCAAGTGTAATGTCTCTTAATTTAGCAAGTTGAATAATGCTTAAATAATCACTTTTTGTAGTAAATAATCCTGTCATGTCATCGTCCCACTCATTATAATCTACGCGTAGGCCCGTTTCTTTTCCCACCTTTGCATAATGTTCACGTTGCATTACATTTTCTTTTCTAAGACCCAGTCTTCTAAATGCTAAGGAATGAAGTGTTTGAAAATAAGGAAGATCATCTTCGGTTAAATTAAATTTATCCATCGCACGACTCTTACCTTCGTTTGCGGCTTTTTGTGTAAATGAAAAATATCCGATACGATTAGGATCGGTTGTCTTTAGATATTTCTCTACTTCTCTTAATAAAGTTTCTGTTTTTCCTGTTCCTGGTGGTCCTAAAACAATTGTTTTCATTAGAATGGAACCTTTGGTTTAAATTCTTTAGGACGATATACATTTTCAGGTTTTTCAAATTCTTCGATCGTCATAATTGTTTTATTTTTCTTTCCTATCATTTCTCTTTTAATCTTGCAGCCGCACTTATCTCTTAGTAACATTTGAGTTTCATCGTATTTTTCATCCCATTTGTTCTTGAGTAAATATTTATGAAAAAATTCTCTAAAGATAAAATGATGCACTCCTTCATGCGTCCAAACATTTCCAAGCATCATATCTTCTTTGGTGGCCCCTGCTGCTGTACGATCTGTACAATAGTCATCAAGATGATCAATAAGTTGTTCTACTTTAGAAGATCCCTTAGGTGGTTCAATAATTTCTATTCCTGCAAATAATAATTTTATCATTTCATTAAAATCTTTTTTACGAAGACCAGGTGGAACCTTATTAACCTGCTCCATTACTGCTCTTTGAAATAATCGTTGTTCCTGAAGGTAGGAAGTATCTTTAAGTCTTACTCTTTCACCATCAACATTTACATAATAGTAAGGTTCATCTAGATTAATTTTTTGTAGGTCACTTAAATCAGGAAATAAAGATTGACCTCTGACACCATGTTTTCTAATTGAACATAGTTTTTTATCACAATGGTCACACATTGGTTCTTCGTTACATTTAAAACCTAATTCTCGATTTGCATTATATTTTATTTTTTCTTGAATAACTCTATCTTCTAATGGAGGATCAAAATATTTATAATTAAAGGCATTAATATATTTGGTCCATTCTTCAGGCCATTTTCTTTTTGCGTATTGAATATATTGATAAAGAACCCTGTCTCTTCCATCGTTTAATTTATTTTGAGTTAAAGATTCTATACAAGGAGGACCATCACTAAACTCTGATGGAGGTCTTTTTAATTCTAATTTTTCTAATTCTTCGGGAGTTAATCTTTTTATTGCTAAAAAAAATTGTGATATTGTAATAGCTTCTCCTTTAAAATTAAAGGCATATCTTGTAGTTTTTGCTGAATTAAAATATGGTAAGTTTAAAAAATTTCCTGTATCATCTTCCGATTTTAATTCGACTTGTTTAGGGAAAACTTCTGCATTCCCATATCCCAAAAACGCACTAATGGAAGATAGTCTGTCCCTCATTAATTTAGCTTCTACAGGAACTGTAGTAAATAAAAAGATATGGGCTCCCCCACTTTTAGATCGACATACAGTTAAAGGTAATTGATTACTGTTAATAAGATTAATAAGTTTTTTGTGATTTAAATTATATTTGTCAACATCAATACATCCCCATCTACATTTATTGTTTTCATCGATTGGTATGATTCCTAAACTTGGCTCAATACCACTTAAATGATCTTGCCATAACTTATCAATAACAGGGTCACGTTTAACAAAAGATTGTCCTTTGACTTTAGTGCCATCGGCACTTTTCTTTTCGACATAGGTACACCCATGTGCTCGTCTTAATCCAGAAAATAGTTCAACAAAATTTTTCATAGTTGTTTTACGGGGCGGTTTAAGTCTCCCGCGACCGCCCCTTTCTCCTTCACGAAGAAGTTATTAAAACGGTGTCGCCTCTTTAGGTTCTTTAAGTTCTTGAGATCCATGTTTTGCTTGAATGGCGCCTTTAGCGACATTGCTTGAAAACATTTTAGCAATCTCATAAATTCCCTTATCGGTGATAGGTCCAACCTTGGACACATCCCAACCAAACCATGTACCTTTGTCATTAGACTGTTGTACAGTTTTTAGTTTATAAATGTGGCTATATGTTGGCGGCGTAAACAATCCGTTTTTACCCTGCATCTTAATCCCCATCATCATTGAATTCCACTTACGACTAATTTTTAATTGAGTCGCTTTCATAGAAATCAAAGCTGTTGTGGGTGTTTTGCCGAGTAATACTACAAAGTGACTTGCGGTATTTTCAAGATAGTTGCCATTATCTAGCCTATCCTTGAAACTTTTGTCTCTTGTAGTTTTAGGAACGTCGTCTCCTGCGTCATAAATTTTGACTGGAGCGCCTTTACTTTCCCCCCTATCTTGCCACTCTATATACTGTCTTTTGTAAAAGACTGGCAATACTTCTATCCCTTTTTCGCCATCATGTAATTCACCAGTGACGGTGTTAATGATCATGCCTGGTTGTGCACCTTCGACATGTTTAGCGTCCCTTGTGTTTACTTCAGGGGATAGTTGGCCAAGTACTTTTAAGAATGGTAAAGCAAGATCATCCTGCTTTATATTCGAAATACCTTGACCCGCATCAGCTTCAAATAAATTTGTAGCCAATGGTCCTGCATTTTCGCGTTTCGCGATTTGTGCTTCTTTGTTCATGGTTATTGTTTCCTTTTTATTGTTGTTTTATTTCCAATGAATACACTGAAAATTTCCGTTGGAAGGGATTTCCCTCCCTCGATACGCTCACGGACGAGCGCTTTCAGGGTCATAGGCTCAACCTTCAACTTTTGTGTTGGTTGATACCCTTGACCCTTCGCAAGTTCAGCATATGCTGCTGCCTTGTTATCTTCGTTACGTCCAAAAGAAACAGTCATCTCATTCTTGATGATGTCTCCAAGGCCGTTGTCACGAAGCCAGTTAAACGCCTTCTCTTTATTGGCTTGAGTTATAGTGGCGCTATAATTTGTTTTAACTTCAACTGATGATCCATCAGCAAGTTTGAGATAAGACAATCCCATTTCTGATAACATAGTGGGAATAGCTTCTCCAGAAATCTGTTCTAATTCTTGTTTTCTTTGTTTAAGATATTCTTCATTCTGCGCTATGTCTTTCTGTATGATCTGCATTTGTTTTATTTTATTTGCAAGTTTATCAATATTTTCTGTCTTATCTAGTACCTCAGTTTGATCTTGTTCAAAATTAATTTGATTCATCTAAATCTCCTTTCTCGAATAAATTGATGTGAATCGGATAATATTTTCTTTCTTGTTTGTCCCATTTTAATAAATTAAATTTACCGTTAGTTATATCAGA